TAATTGAGTAGTATTTGTACCAGATACTGCTGTAGGAGCTACAGGAGTACCTGTAAATGTAGGAGAAGTAGTATCTGCTTTACTTGCTACAGCAGTTGCAATAGCATTATATTCAGCATCAATCTCCGCACCCTTAATGATTTTATTAGGATTACCTGTAAGCAAGGCATCCTTTGTATAGAAGTTTGTTGCTTTTACATAGTTTGCCATTATACCATCTTCCCTGTTTTCAAATAGATTGTTAGTTGTTGTAAGCTAACAGGAGCACCTTCAATAGGTACCTCTACACCAAATTGTAATATTTTACCTGACCCACCTAAATGCATAGTAATATCTTGAATTGCACTACCAGCAGTAAATTCACCTATATTATATTCGGAGATATTATATTCAGCTGTACCACCAACAAAGTCTTTTGTATATGTTCTACTTGAGTACCCATTTTGATAATCAAAGCCATACTTAAAAATAACATCTTGGGTACCTGAAGCAATTATAACCATACTAGCTTTCTTTAAGAACTTAAGACTAAATGGTTCACCTGCATCTATATTAGAAGTGTAATATTCTAAACGGTATGTAGCAGTATCATCTAAGTATCCAAAATACCTACCAATGCCTCCAGCCATACCAAGATATAAGTTACTATCTCTAGTCTTACAAAGAGCCTCAGGTAAAAACCCTTCCCATGTTGTTACACGAGCTGCTCCATTGTCAAGAGTTTGTCTTAAATCAAAGTAGAAAGACTGTTTAAGATTAGGGAATACTAGTAGATAAAAAGCATCTCTTTCAAAGTACACACTCTTAATCTCTGTTAGTACTTCACCTGAAATATATGTAACTAAATCATCTCTAATATTCATAGACAAGTCACGCATAGGCATACTCTTATCTTGAACTACTCGATTAAAACTACGTACACCACTATTACTTAAGAATATTAAATCTGTACCTGTTTGTTGAATGGTATCACGAGCAATACATCCAACACCCGTAACTACATCAGCAATAGTTAAATTAGTAGGGTCATCAGGTGAATTATAAATTACAATATTATTACGGCAGAATATAATAAGGTAGTTATTATGTGAGGATATACCAACAATTTGGTCACTACTACCCACAACAGATTCAATATCAATTAAACCTGAACCTACCCCAGTAAACTGAGCACCATCTAATAATTTACTATAATAAACTGTTGTCTTAGCACCAGTTACACCTGCCACCCAATGACGACCAAATGCTGTATGAGTACAGTCAGGGTCAAAGGTAGATACACCTGTAGGTTTAGTACCATAATCACCTATTCGTTGCCAAATGTAAGTATCAGTATGGTTTTTCTTACGATAGACAAGAAGTGGATTGCTAGTTTGAGCAGCAAACCCATACATCGTATTACCATAACCAGCACCTTCTGCTAGTTGTGAGAATTGCCACCTATTACCAGTAAAAGTAATAGTAAGGTTAGTTGTTTGGTCTGCTTGTTTAACTGGAAGTTCTGTAAGAGTAGTAGAACCACTATACATCTTACCACCACCACAAGAGAGTATAGTAGGAGTTAAATCAGTATCTATGAACTCAAACAAAGCCTCTAGATAAGTAGTAGATCCTAAAGTACCTCTATTTGTAGTAACAGGTGTCCAACCCCTACGACTACCTAAACGACCAAACTTATCTATGATACAGTTAGTAGCTTTAGTGGCATATCCACTCTCTAATGTTACACCACTCTCTTGAGTGTTTAACCCAAGAAAGCCAAGTGCTGCATTACTAAGAGCTTTTAATTGACCTGCCATTAGTCTGCTACCCAAATCATTTCATCAAGACGTTGGCTAGACTCAATAGCAATTAAATCAGAAGCCATAGAGCGATAACGTTGCTCTTGTTCAGCATAACCACCATCATCACCTCGTTCACTAACCGCACGAGCTAAGGCTCCCTCTACTAAAAGATTAGCTGGGATTAAGATTTGAGTAGCATCAGTTACTAGATCATCTTGAGGAATAACACAGTTAATACGAATATTGTAAACAGCATCAGGAATAGGAAAAAAGTCTACTTGAGAATCACCATTAGAGTCTACACCATTGAAGTTATAGAACATAGGTGAACCAGTAGGTTGATCATAAGTTAAGTAAACTTTATCAAACCACTTAGTACCTCGTTGTTCAATGACTGTATTCTCTGAGTCATTAAATATATCTAGTACACGAATACGAGTACCTGATCCTACTAACACATAGTTAAATAGAGTAGGAGTAGTAACAGCAGTTAGAGTTGTACGAAGAGCTGACCAATTCCATGAGTCCTCTATTTCTGCCTTAACTACATTAACTAGATCTCCAATAAGTTTGGAGTATGGAGTTTCATTGACAGTAGTAACTTCGTTCTCACGAAGTCGTCTTAAAACTCTATTTACACATTCTAAGTATGTCAATTTAAAATCCCTTAATTATAATACAATTATACCACAATAGACTTTGTTTGTCAAGGTATTTATTTCCTTAACGTAAGATACATACGTTCACCGATAACAAAGCTCATACAAGCACCACTTAAATCTAATAGAATTAGAGTAATAGGTTCAGCAACTGTAGGTGTAAACACAGCAGTTACTGTTGCTAACCAAATAATGATAATTGCAATATACCTAAAGCTAGACCTTAAGTTAGTAACCCAGATAGAAGGTTCACCTGATGGTTTATCTATCTCTGCTAGTGCTTGCAAACGAGCTGTCTCTGCTTGCATGAGTTGTATGCGTTCAGCTACATTGACAGGATTGCCTCCTGCACCTTTAGTAAACTTAGCAAAGATACCACGAACACCATCTGTTAATGCTGGAAGAAGTGCTGGAAATAAAACTGACCACATTATACAATCCCCTTTACATATTTACCTTTAGATTTGAGTGTGAGAAGTTCACCACGCATACGAGGGTCAAAAGATATATGTACCCAAGTCTTCTCATAAATTAGTTGGTCAAATTTAAGATTACTTTTACTTAGAATATTAGAAATAGTAAGTGGAGTATGACCATAGGCTGTGAAGTCTACAGCATACCCATAAGTGTGTGACGAGTTGCTAGTGCCACCTACTACACGATTAACATCAGGACTACGGTAGCCACTATTGATTGTAATAGCTACATTGCCTAATATCTCTCTCACTTTCTCCATATAGAAAGCAGTTGTGCGTAGTACCTCTATTACTTCTTTAGATGGAGTATTATCTATCTTTTGATTAGTAACTGTAAGTTCAGCAAGAGAGAAATGAGGTGTCAATTGCATTTAGTGTCCTATTACTGCTCTAGAGATATAAGAGATTACTGCACCTACAAGAGAAGCAATCATCATACCCATCCAAAATCCACCACGACCTTTATTAGCTAAAGCAAGTAGTTCCTCTATAGCAGATTCCATCTTGTCTATTTTCTTCTCAAGGGAATCAACCTTTGAGATTAGTTTACCATATTCTACTGGATCTATATTTATCATTTTTATATATCTTTTATTTAATTTATAAAGAGTACTCTATCCAACTAACTAAATTTTCATCCCAGTAGTACCCTTTACCATCTAATGGGTAAGGAGTAGGAGCTTCCCATTGACAAGATTCTTCTATAAGATTCCAACTTGGATATGGTTGCGGAGGTATAAAGGCATCTCTTACAGCATCATAGGTATCTCCTATTCCTGCATAGTTTTTACGCAGAGGGGTTCCACCTAATAAGTGAACTCCTCCATAAGTATTATAAGATGTTTGAACCCAAGTAGAAGGTTCACCAAAGATTCCGCTATCTATAATATCTTGCTCAACTACAATAACTTGAACAACAATATCATTCTCTATTTTTGCAAAATGTGCCATAATTAAAATGTAATTGTTCCTGAACTAGTCCAAGTATATCTGTGATATCCACCTGTATTTGCATAGGATACACCTCCTGTTGTGGCACTTGCTGTAGAGAATGTATTAGGGTACTGAATAACTACTATACCAGAACCTCCAGTACTTCCTGGAACGGATGCTGTACGAGAAGCTCCACCGCCTCCACCACCACCTGTATTAGGAGTAGCTGGAAGAGCAGCAGCTTGAAAGTATAGTACACCACTAGCACCTCCACCTGTACCACCTGTACGAACAGTGCTATCAGCTCCACCACCACCGCCACCTCCATAAGTGGCACCATTAAATACTACAAGACCATTTCCGCCATTTCCGCCATAAACACCAGCTTGTAACCTAGCATTCCCTGCTTGAGGAGCAGCACCACCTCCACCACCAGCTGGGTTCCCTGGTTGTAATAAACCAACACCACCATTAGCACCTTGACCTGCTATACCAGCACCACCTGCTTTTGAACTATTAGCACCACCTCCACCACCTGAACCACCTGCTAAACCTACAGTTGAAGGGTTCCTACCACCACCTCCTCCACCACCTGTTGAAGTTATTCCATAAAAGGTAGAGCTACTTCCACTTACTCGTCGAGTACCTCCAGCACCAACAGTTACGGTTAGTAGTATTCCCTTTGGAACAACATATCCTGAGGCAGTTAGTACACCTCCACCACCTCCCCCACCACCGTTGTTAAAGTTGACTACACCATCACCACCGCCACCACCTCCAGCAACTACAACATACTGAAGTGTTCTAGTATTAGCTTTACCATAGAAGTTACTTAGCGCAATAGTTCCACTTGGTACTCCAGCTAAACCCCTATAAGATGCTTGGTTAATGTTCGCTGGTGTAGTTCCTGCAACGTTTAGCTCCACGTTAATGGCATTAAAGGATAACGCACCTGATACTGGAAGTGTCATTATTTAGCTCTCTTTAGCTCATCTACTTCTGCTTTAAGTTCCTTAATAGCTTCTATCAATAAGGGTACTAACTTATCATATGCAACTGTTTTATATGATTCTCCCTCAAGTTCAATACTTTGGGAGACAAGTTCTGGAAACACTGCCTTTACTTCATCAGCTAAAATACCTACGTCTTCTTTGCCTTCTTTACCCTCATTATGAGGAATTCCATGTTTCCATGTAAAATGCACTCCGTTTAACTGTTGCACTTTATTTAAAGCATTAGTAATAGGTTTAATATTCTCTTTTAATCTAGGGTCAGAATAAGCAGTTACGTTACCAGCGGCTGTGAAATCGCCATTAGTCATGTTAATATAAGCTTTCCACACACCTGCAGACCATCCGCCCCATCCTAAGTACCCATCCGCCCTCAAATGCATTAATGTTGCATATGTGCCTGTGCAATGGAATGCTAATGCAGCTACATTCGAATCCCCTGTACCGCCATTATTTTTAACTTCAACAGAACTAGTAGACCCTGAAATACTAGAGGCAATGTTAGCACTGACCCAATTACTATTTGCCGCATTTGAGGATGAAGCTGTTGCCGCGTTGCCTGTTGTATTTTGGTTAAGTGTAGGGAAAGTACAATTTGTTAAAGTACCACTAGAAGGTGTTCCTAAAGCATTACCTACTGCATATTTATTATTAAATGTATTCCAATCAGTAGCAGTTAAATACCCACTAACTGAAGTAGTAGCTTGAGCTATACTAATAGTAGGAGTGAGTCCTCCTGAAGAAGCAATAGGAGAAGTAGCTGAAACAGATGAAACACCTAAAGCAGCTCCATTAATAGTTTGATTAGGAAAAGACCCTGTAATAGTAATATTAGTACCTGCTACTAAACTAGGAGTTCCTGTACCTGTACCACCACTAGATACACCTAATATAGCAGATAGACCTGCTGCTGTTCCTGTAGTATTTTGATTCCAAGTAGGAACTGTTCCAGTTAATCCACTATAAGATACGTTAGTAGCAGTATCTGCATTACCAGTTAAATCACCTGTAACATTACCCCAAAGACGATTTGCTTGAATATCTGATAAAGCAAAGGATGCATGAGTAATATCTATATAAGGTGAAGCATCAGGTTCAAGTGTATAGTTATGAAAGAACTTCCACTTACCATCAGTAGCATCCCTAAAAAAACCAGCATGCTTATAAGTACCATCATTGTAGTTACCAGCAAAACCTAAGTCAGGATTAGATACTGTTGAACCATCAT